GAACGAAACTCGTGAAGGACGCGCCGCCGGCAACCGTCGCGCCGCCTGGGGCTGGCGAGCCGAAAGTCTTTAAGGTTCGTAAGGCCGCGACCGCCGCGGCGAGCTAATGCCTCGCGGTCCGCGCGGTCGAGCGGTCCCGCCGCGGCCTGACCTCTCCGAAAAAGAACAGCGCGAATCTGCGCGGATAATCGGCAGCACGTTTAGTTTTTGGCAGGCGACCGACAAGTGGCCGGTCTACGAGCAGCCGCACCGTGAAATGTTCGGGATCTTCGATGCGTCGGGTCCTGATATGTCTCGTCAACGCCGCAAGCCGCTCTCGTCGATGTTTCTTGCGCCTCGTTTCTCGAACAAGACGTATGGCGTCGCGAAGAGCATCGCGCGCCGTGTCCTCGCCGATCCAAATATATCCATCGGCATCTTTCGCTCGACGCGCGAGGAAGGCCGAAAACTCTTACGCTTAGTGCAAAACATTTTGCGCAGCCCGAGAGCGGTCCACTACTTCGGCGACCCGTACTTTGGCGCGGAGCTCTGGAACCAAGACTCAATCGTGATTCCCTGGCGCACGATATCGCGCGCGGACCCAACCGTTTTCACGATGGGAACGAGCGGCACGTCAACGGGCAACCATCCCGATTTTATCTACGGCGACGACCTCGTAACCGAAATGAATTGCGACTCGGTAAAAGAGCAAGAGAACCTCTGGAATTATATCGAGTCGTTCGACCCGCAGCTTCCGTCGTGGGGCGCCGTGCTCCTCACCGGAACGCGCTGGTCGGAGATCGATTGCTACGGTCGCATCGAGGCGCTGAACGAAGCCGCGCGCCGCTCCGGCGTACCCGAAGAAGACCTTCCGTGGAAGGCGCACGTCTTTCAAGCCAAGTGGCAACTCGAAGACGGCTCGTGGCAGTATTACTTTCCTGACTACCTCGACGAAGAGCGGCTCGAGGCCATGCGCCTCAAGACCGACGTGCGGCGCTTCAATGCGTGGATGTATAACCGGATGGTCGATCCGGCCGAAAAACCGTTCAAGCCGCAGCACATTCACAAGTTTTCCGGCAAGTACGAGTTTTCGTATCCGTACAAGCGGACGATCACGCTCCTGGATCCGCAGTATGCCGGCGAGAAGGTGCGGCTCTACGTTGCGCTCATCGTCGACCCGGCGCTTACCGACGAGACCGGCTCGTGCGGCTACGGATTCACGGCGATGGGCTTCTCTCGCGACCGGCGGCAGTTTACGCTGGAGTCTCGCGAGCGGGTCTTGCTCCCGTCCCGCGCGCTCGAGATCATCAAGCAAATGCTCCTGACCTATCGGCCGAACCGAATCGTCATCGAGTCTGCCGGCGGCGACGCTTGGCTGGTCGCCGAGATTGGAGCCTTCATTCAAAAGGAGGCCCTCGATTGCACCGTGCAGCCGTTCTCGGCGTTGCAGCACGAGAAGTCCGGGCATCGCGCCAAGCATCAACGTATTCGGCGCATGGAGACCTACGTCTCGGCCGACAAGTGTTTTTTCCGCATGGCCGACGATCCGGGGAGCGTCGATTACTACGGCGGCTATTGCTACGACCTCTTGCAGCAGATCGACAAGTGGCCTTCCCTTATAAGGAACGACGCGATCGATTCGTGGGCCATGTCGCATTACGTTTTACCGTTCGTCCCAACCGACGAAGGCGAGTACGAAGAAGAGATCGCTACCGCCAACCCGCCCGAGTGGGATTTAAGCTGGACCGACCGCGAGGGGAACGTGCACGGGCTCCCGGCCGAGAAGGCTTCACGCCTGGCGATGGGGCCGCCGCCCGGCGCCGATCCCGCTCGGTGGCTCGAAACGCTCGAGTATGGACGGGATGAAGGTTCCTACCGGCCGGGTTCGGCGACGAAGGCGTACCTTCAAAGGCGGAAAACGTACCGCTAAGGGTGTATAGTGGAGGCACAATGTACCGAACCGCCCAAAAAGGGGTGTCAAATGCCAGCTAACGTCTCTCAAAAGGCCAAAGCGAGGGTCAATACCGTGCAGACGCTTCAGACGTCGCTCGGGATTCAAGGTCCCAAGGGCCTCCCCGGCCGCGGCGCCGGACGGCAAACGCTCCCCGAGAGCCTCGCCGTCGGCAACTCCGGCCACAAACGGACGGCCACCAAGATCGGCCGCAACTCGCTCCGCGACTCGATGGGGCTGTAGGCGATGAGTTGGTCGATTTCCGTCATTGGCAAAGGCGAGGCCGTCAAGCGCGAGTTCAACAAGTACGTCGATGGGTGCACTTCGATGCCTGAGTCCGAAAAGGAGACGCTTAATCTCCTCAAAGAGATCGTCGCGCACGAAGTCAACTCGGCGCCTGGTAAATCGTTTTCGGTCGAGGGGAACGGGTCAATCTACGAGCGTCAAGATTACCAAACTCGCCACGCGCAGTTCACTATCAAAACCGTCGAGGTGGTTGAATGAGCACCAAGATCAAGCAGAAGCCGAAGATCACCAAGAAGAGCCCGGCCAAGGCTCGCAAGATCGGCGGCGGCAAGAGCGGCGTGAAACACGTCACCGGTCTGAGCCGCCAGCACGAGAAGACCGCCAAAGGTAAGGGCGGGCACGGCACCGTCGAGCTTCCCAAGGGCGTCTCGATCGTCGAATATCCCGGCGAAGGTAAGGGCAAGGGGTTCGGGCCTGGCGTCAAGGTAGTCGGCAAAGGCGGCTGAAGCGCCGTGATAGTCAAACTAAGCGAGGACCGCAAAGCGGTCGCGCTTATATTTACGGTGGGAACCGGCGACGACGAGCGCGAGGAGTTTTGCTCTAATCTTAGTCGCCAAGCGGCTTTCGACTTGCTTGAGAAGTTACGAGACGCCTGCGGCGCGATGCTGCGCGGTGACTGAGCATTCCACGTAAGAAAAAACTCACAAGGACGATAACCCGCGCGCCTAAGTCGCAGGTCATTCAAGACGCGGGCGCCGGAAAGTTATCGAAGGAAGATTGGCAGATTGTCGCCTCAGACGCGTGGCAATCTATCATTTCGTGCATCGGCACGCGCGCTGCGCTCGAGGCGAACCTGCGCACCGCCTACGCGCTTTACGAACGCGACAACCGCGACGAAGGCGTTGAAGACGACCCTTACGTCGATTCCTCGGACCTCACGATCCCGCTGGTCTTCTCCAAGCTGCGCCGGCAGAAGATCGAAGTAGCGTCGCTCGCGTTCGTTCCCGACTTCTACCTCTTCACCGGTCAAGATGAAGAATCGCTCGCACAGGCCAGCGATATGCAGGTACGTTGGAACTACGATTTTCACCGGCTGCGCGGACCCTATACGTCGTGGCAGAAGGCGCACGACAAGCTGTTGCACATGGCGCTGCGCGACGGAACCTCGTTCATGGAGTGTTCGTGGGTTAAGGACGAGCGGATAACCCGGTACAAGGTTCGGGTTCCAGCGACCGACCCTGAGACCGGGATGCCGGTGGTCGATGAAGAGACCGGCGAGATTACCGAAAAGGTAGAATACGCGACGATGCCGGTCACGGTGTACGACGACGCCGTGCTCAATCCGTGCCTTCTCAAAGACGTTCTCCTTATGCCGAACGAAGCGCTGAGTGTCGAGCAAGCCGCCGGTGTCGCAATCTATCACCAGTATTACGAGAGCGACCTGCGCGCGATGATCGAGGACGATATTCTCGACGAAGAGTGGGTCAACCGGGCGCTCGAGTACGATCCGCAGGGCTACTCCGATATCGCGTCGCGCTTCCAAGGCGTCTACAACTGGACGGCGGGCGGGCAGATCGACGTCGGCGTCGGCCAAGGCCAAGGGATCGCAGCGAAGCAGTTTGCGAATCGCGGCCCGCTCGGCGTGTGGGTCGTCTACTCTCGCCAGTATGATTTCGACGACGACGGAATCGAAGAGCCCAACATTCTCTTCATCCATGAAGTTTCGGGTTGGATGCTCGGGCACACGCCTGATACCGATATGGCTCCGATGCGGTTGATTATCGCGTTCGCTCCGTATCCGCGGCCCGACTCGCCTTTAGGATTCGGCGTTCCCGAACTCATCGGCCCGTTCCAAGCCGAAGCGACGTTGCAGTGGAATCAACGAAACGATGCCGTCTCGACGCGCCTCGAAGTCCCGTTGCTCACCGACACGAGCATTCAGATCAAGGATTCGGGAATGTCGTGGGGCGGCGGTCGCGTGTGGTGGGTGAGCGGCAACGCGCAGCAAAGCTCGTTGCAGAACGTCCTTTACTACCCGCAGCTTCCCGAAGTTCCGCTCGCGAGCTACCAGCAAGAGCAGCAGGTTCGCACGGATGCCGACTCGGTTCTCGGCGGAGCGTCGCAACCCGCGCAGGCCCGCGAAAGCGCGGCTGGCGTCAAGACGCGCCAATCCGAATCGGACCTTGGCACCAGCGATATCGCGATGGAGCTTCGGTACGTTTCGCATCAGATATTCGACGCGATTTGGAGCCTAAGACTCCAGTACGGCTTCAATATGGACGGCACCGAACGCACGCCGCCGCAAGGTGCCAAGCCGCTCACCAAGCAGATGATGCAGCTTCCGTTCAAGCGGTCGATATCCGGGGAAGACGATCCGCTCGACAAGCAGGCGCAACTCGAGGAAATGCTCGGGTTCAAGCAGACCTTTGCAGACTCGCCGTTCATTCAAGGGAACCTCATGCACCGTTACAACTTCGAGCGCGCGATCGCGAGCAAGTTTGGAATCGGCGGTCTCGACGGAATCTTCGGCACGCCCGACGACGTGCAAAAAATGCAGCAGGACCAAGAGAAGGCGGCCAAAGAGAAAGGCGATATCGAGAAGCAGCAGGCGTATGGCGAGATCGCGACGCGCTACAACCGCGGGCGTCCGCAAGCCAATATGCCGCTACTCGGACCCGACGATATTGCCAAGCTCTTTCAGCCGCCGCCGCAACCGGGGCAGCAGCCGGGTCAGAACGGGCAGCCGTCGCCGAACGGTGCGCCACAACCCGCGCCCGCAGGTGCAGCTTCGTGACGGCCGGCGCCCTAACCGATCAGCAGCGTGAGCAGCGCGAGGCGGCGACGTCGGCCGATTTACTCGAGCATCCCGGCTTTCAAATGGTTCTCAAAGACGTAGCTCGAGAAGCGAATGTCGCGCGCGGTGTCATTTTATACGGCGACGCCGAGGATAATGTTACGAAGGTCGAGCGTCACCGCGGATCGCTCGCGGTTCTCAAAAGCATCGTGCTCGCCGTCTACAAGCGAGCAAACAAAGAAGTCCCGGCGAACGTCGCCGCACTATTCAAATAAGGAGGCTAATGAAATGGACTCGATAGAACCGGTAGTCGGCGACGAAGAGGAAGAAGAGATTGACGATACGCTCGTAGATGACGACCGTACAGTCGAACAGGAAGGGCGCGAGTCTGAGATTCCCGACGACGAACCGGAGGAAATGCCCGAGGACCTCCTGAGCCCGACGGAGCTTGCGGAGAGAAACGAGCAACGCGCCGCGCGCAAACCGATCGCAGCCGAACGCGAGCCCGAAGACCGAAGCGCGGTCGTCGCGGAGCTTCGCAGTCTCTTCCAGCAGATTCGCCAGCAGCCGGAGCCTCGAGAAGAAGAGCGTCGTCCGGCGCCCGAGTTTCAGCCGTTCACGCTCTCTGAAGAGCAGGCGAAACGTATCTCGACGAAGGCGCTCGAGGAAGAGGGCGGGATCGCGAAGTTGATCGCCGCGTCGGTCAACATCGGCGAGAAGCGCGCGCTCGCGCGTATGGCCGCCTCCCCCGAAGGGCAGGCCGCGATGGAATCGTCGGGCAGACTCTTTGCAAACGACTTCATTTCGGACAAGCTCGACGACCCGAAAACGAAGTTCTCCAAAGCGGTCAAGCCGCAGTTTCAGGCGATTCTCAAGGGCTACAATATGAGCGAGCTCGCCAGTATGAGTAAGGCCGATCGTGACGCATGGTTCGAAGAGACCTGGGAACGCGCGACCGGGCGGGCGCTCCTCAACAAATCGGTCACGAAGACGGCGCCGTCACCGGGAGTCGCTCGCGGCGCTGGAGCAAGACCGGGCGCACCGGCCCGCGGTCGCGTCGTCATCCGCATGACGGATGCGCAGAAGAAAGACCTCCGCGCGTCGGCGCCGCGGCTATTTTCGGGAGAAGAGGGAGAAAAGCGCTTCCGCCGGCAGGTTTGGGAGATCGAACACGGCATGACCGACAACCCGAACGTCCGCGCGATGACGCGCCAATCCGTCCAGTTCGGCGAAGCCGTCGGCTTCGGAGGGTAATAGATGACAACGCAAGATACAGAGTTCAACCAAAACGCTCGCAAGCCAATCGAGCGGCCGGAAATCAGAATGAACGACGCCAACTGGCGGTCGTATCAGCGGTACGTCGGCAAGAAGCTCCTGGCCGAAGGAAGCGGACTCGTCGGCCCGGCCGGTGTCGTGATCGACAATCGACCGTGGCGCGGGTTCAAGCACTCCGTCCAGGTGCAGACCTTCGTCATGAATCGGCCCACGGAACTCTTACTCGAGCCCGATCCGCGCTGTAAGTACGTTTGGCGACCGCGCGAGGATCCGAAGCACTCGACCGAAGCGCTCGTCGGGCGCGGCTGCTTGCGACCGGTTGAAATGAGCGAAGTCGACGAAGCCTCCGAACTCCGTATGTGGTGCTACGAATATTCCGGCTCGGGCGGCAAGGACGCCGATGGAGACCCGCGGATCACGGGGCTCGTCGCGGTCGGCGATATGGCGCTCTTCGAAGTCGCGCCGCGTTGGGCGTATGAATGGTTCGATGCCGCCGTCGACGAGACGTTCTCTCGTCTTGGAAGTCTCGAACCGGGGTTCAAACAGGACGCCGAAGACT